TAGCCAACAGCGCTCGTTTGTATTATGATTTGAATACGTATTTGAATACATCGCAAAACAATGAAAAAAATATGGAAGATAAACTGTATAGATCCATTGTGGGCGCAATTGGTGCGCCTGGGAGCCTCCCGTTTCACACCCGCATTTTACTGGAAAGTCTTTTGGAGCGAGACTTAATTGAGTTGCCATTTACAATCAAACCAAATGTAATCAACAGCTATGCGAAAGAAGGCATTCGCACAGAAACAGAATTTCCTGATGAAGAATAGAAAATGACCGCTACGCGGAAAAATGGACTTCATTCACTCCCTTACAATGCGGAAAGGGGATGTCCTTCAGGCTATCACAAACGTATGACATATAAATCCAGAAGTGGAAGAACAGTTCCTGCTCGCTGTGTTCGTTCTACCACAGTCTACAACCAAACCAGTAAGAACTTCAAGCGTGGAGCAACCCAGAAAATGGCCAGAAGACTCAGGTCTGCGGGTGTAACGAGCTCCACAGTCAATGCGAGCAAAGCGTGCCCCCCGGGCAAGATCCTTCGCAAAGCCTACATTCGCAAATTCAAAACGAATGTGCGCGAACGTGGGTATACAGTGAAGCGTGGAAGCCAGGTCTATCGTGCGTATCCTAAATCTAGATCTACGATTGTAGAAGCTGCGTGTATCAAAGATAGAGGGTTGGCTGGCAAAGGCCCCCAGGAACTGACACCTCTCCGCAAGGGTGAGCTCCAGAAGTATGGCTATTCCTACAGAAAATCTGATTTGGATCGCCACGAGGCTCTTCGGAAAGCCGCAAAAGAATTTGGTGCCTTGGGTGTCTATCGTAAATTAGACGCTGTTGCGAAGTTGTCTGTGCGCGCTGCTCCTAGAGCATCCGCAGTCTTTAAGAAAGATCGCGATTGGGTAAAGAAACGGCTGGGTCCCCTCAAGGCGTTTTAGAGGACGTGTGGAAATAAAAAGCAAAGGTGTAGAATGCTGGGATTCATCCTACTCCTTTTCATATTCACATCTATATGGATTGGAATGTTAAGTGGAGCAGACGTAAAGGAAGTCAAAGATAATTGGCCCAAGTATCGTTGCCGTCCAAACATAATGCCGTTCGCAGGTCTCTATGGATACAATACGGCAGAAAATTTCAACTTCTGTTTGTCCAATATGTTTGGGTCTGAAATGGCCCAAGCCTTGGGGCCTGTATTTGGTATTTTGGGAACGATGATCACAACACTAATGACTCTCGTCCAAGTTGCGAACAGCATCCGTGTTCAATTCGCAACAATGATGGGTGGTGTAAATACTCTTTTCCAGAACTTTGCTGACAGATTCAAACAACTGATGAGTGCTGTTCAAATGTCAGCCTACCGAATTAAACTTATTATGGGTCGTCTGTATGGCGCTTTCTTTGCGATGTTGTATATGTCTATTGCTGGAATGACCGCAGTAGACAATTTCACACGCACAGCTCTCTTTGGATTTTTGGATACTTTCTGTTTTGATCCTGAGACGTTGGTGGATATAAAAGGCAAAGGTCTCATTCCGGTCAAGTCTGTTTGTATGGGTGACGTCTTTGTGAAAACAGGTGGAGCAGTGACTTCTGTCTTCCAATTTGAGGCTGATGGACAACCGATGGTTCAACTTCCTGGAGATATCCGCGTGAGCACCAATCACTATGTTAACTATCTTGGAAAATGGATTCAAGCAGCGGATCATCCCCAAGCAGAACACAGAGGGGAATGGAAAGGAGGAAAAGAGAAGCCTTTGATCTGCTTCAATACCACGGATCATAAAATTCCCATTGGTCATTTCGTCTTTTTGGACTATGACGAGACAGAAGAAGGAGACAATGATACGATGAATTGGATTGATAGCAAACTCAATGCGAAACAGAACAATTTTAAGAGAAGCTATGACTACACATCGTGTGTGGCGAAGACAACTCGTATTCGCTTAGCGGATGGTTCTTTGAAACAAATCCAAGAGATTCAGCTTGGCGAAAAGCTCTCCACAGGAACTGTCATTGCGATAGTCCAAAAGGAAGGAAGCGAATGGTGTAAGTTGCCTACTGGAGAATGGGTAGCCCCCGGGTTATGCTATTGGAAGAATACATCCTGGGTGAGAGCAGGCGATACTTGTGTTACACAGGTTAGCTCACCTCAAACAATGTATGCGTTAGTTGTTTTGAATACGGCGTCCTTTGAGACAGAATCAGGCACATTCATACGAGATTATGTAGAGGTTCATAGTCCGGATGCTGAACAATTCTACACAAAGGCCATTGAATCACTTGCTCCTCTTGTCGTGTAGTCGTATGTAAAAAACCCCCTTGGTCTAACAGAATGAGCATTCTTGCTCCGTTTGTTTTTATAATGTTACTTCTCACAATAGGGTTCGGATATAACAATTGGACCCTTTCCTCAATGATTATGATTTTGTCAGGTATTTTTGCTGGACTTTTGGCACAATCAGACGTAGAAGGTATTAAATCAGAGTGGAGCACGAGAAGATGCGATCTTTCTGTTATGGTCACAGCACAGCTTTACAAGCCTGCTGACGACGTAAGATCAGGAGCAGAATTTGCTGCGGAGAATTTCAACTTCTGTGTGAAGAGCATCTTTGTGAAAACCATTGAGATGTTTTTGACTCCTGTTTACGCAATGATTGGGCAACAAATGGATGTAGTGGAATCTGTGGGTGAAATGTTAAATAAGCTGAGAGCGATACAAGCAAGTTTCTTGCGTGGATTCAACAAGATCTTGGATCCTGTCTTTAACCGATTCCGAAATACTGGATCGCAGTTTACAGTGACCTATCAAAAGTTTCTTTCGGCAATGGGACGCGCGTTTGGTATCACCCAGGCAATCTTATACATTGGAATGTCTTTGGTTCTTGCGGTAGAGAACTTTGTTCATTTTGTAATCAATGTTGTGTTAATCATAATGTATATTATTTTGGGAATAATGATTATTTTATGGTTTATGGTATTGCCCGTCTTTGGCTTAATTATATTAACGTGCCAGACCATTGGGAATTCTCCCTTTGGATATCTATCACGGGATGTTTGTGGAGAATTATGTTTTGATCCCAAGACGAAAGTAAGACTTGCGAATGGACGAATCAAAACGTTTGAAGATCTTCAAGTGGGAGATACCTTTGAAGATAGAACACAAATTGAAGGCATTTTACGAGTAAAGGGTGATACAGAACCTATGTTTACGTTGGATGGAATTCGTGTCAGTGGTGCGCATTTGATTTGGTTTGAAGAGGGCAAGGAATGGATTCCTGTTTCCCAACATCCAAGTGCGACCCTTTCTCTTCAATCGTGTCCTTTGCTAATATGCTTACGGACAACTACACGCAATATACCTCTTCAAGGATTAACTCGTTCTTGGACATTCCGTGATTGGGAAGAGTTGCCTGTAGATCTTGAGTGTGCGGATGGGTTGTGGGATTCTCTTGTCCAAGCAATTCTCAATGAAAAGAAGTCTGAAATGGATACCCCTACTGAATATCCAATGCTTAGAGACTCGTGTGAAGTGCTTTACAAGACAGGGGAAATTCGTCGGATCAGTGAAGTAAAAATCGGTGATTCTGTGTATAGTTCCAAAGGATTTACAACTGTAACAGGAATCTATCTTGGAGAAGCCAGCTTCTCTGAAGGAGAACAGTATACAAATGGCGTTTGGTTGCAGTCGTTGGGCGCCAAAGACTGGATTCACCCCAACGCAACTTCAAAGACTTCTGAACAAAAAGAAATTGGATTTCATCTGACTACGGAATCAGGTTGCTTTTGGATACAAACGAAACAATTCTCCGGTTTCGTGCGTGATTTTACAGAAGTCGGCACACACAATCTTTTCCTCACCTATTCTTATACCCGCAAACTTCTAAAAAAATCCTTCAGTAGAGAAGAATCATGCGTCTCGGATTCCTTATCACAGGTCTTGTCATCTTGTTAGCCGCGAATATCTTGATGGTTTACTACAGACCCGGTGCGCTTGGTCCGTCAGGCGAGGGTTTCACCAATTACTTCTTGGAGAATGCGGGTGGATATGGCAAGGGCTATGAACCCATTGGAAACTTTGATTCCAAGGATGTGATGCCTAAGAATGGCGTGAGTGCTTGGCGCTACACTGCTCCTAATGAGAAGCTGATGGGCCCTGAGTTTGAACCCGGCCCGGACTCCCTCTTCATCTTCAAGAACAATCAGTGCAAGCCTGAGTGCTGCGGTGCGTCCTTCTCCTGCGGTGGTGGATGCGTCTGCACGACCCCTGAGCAGCGTCAGCTCATTGCTGGACGTGGCGGCAATCGCACGTCTCCTGCTGGAGATTTCTAAATAGGGAAGGCTTTCCCTCTATTTCTAAATCAACTACGTTGTTTGAAACAACTCTATTGATTTACTGCGTAAGCAAAGCAAACCCCTCATTGAGAGCACGGAGATCCGCACCCTCAATCTTCTTGACCATCTTTCCATTCTTCAGAAAGACAAACGTAGGCATAGCGGAAATATCAAACGCATTGACGAGCTCAGGAGACTCATCCACATCAACCTTCAAGAAGGTAACCGCAGGATAATACTTGTCCGCAAGATCCTCAAACGCAGGCGCAATTCGCTTACAAGGACCACACCACGTCGCAAAAAAATCAATCACTACAGCACCTACTGATGGAATTTCTGACGCCTCTACAACAAGTTTAACCATTCTAATCTAAGTATTTTTTTATGTTTAGATAGAAATTTTCTATGTATTTTTTGAGCTTAGAACTTGAAGACAGAAAACTTTTAGAAATCAAGTAGATGAAACGCATCTGTATAATTGGCTCGGGTGCTGCTGCTCTTGTTCTTTTGTATAACTTGGAAAAGCACAATGTGAATCCCAAATCAATTACAATTGTGGATCCCACACACAACGGTGGGGATCTGCGAAAGAAATGGCCCTCCGTTCGGAGCAATACCACGTGGCGCCAAATCTTTGAAGCGATGCCTTCCCGAAACAGTTTTGCGCAACCTTGGGGATCTCTTCCTGCTGAAGAGCCTGTAGAACTCAAATATGTTATTCAGTATTTACAAGCGTGTACCAAGGAATATTTATCTCAAACGCTGCTTCGCACGGACAAAGTGACAAAAGCAACCCAGGATGGGGGTCAATGGCTTCTTACGTTGGAAAACTCTAAACAGCCTTTGACGTGTGATGTTCTCTTTTTCTGTCAAGGATCTGATACCAAGTCTTTGGACTTACCCTTTCCCTCCATTCCGTTGGACATTGCTTTGGATAGAACCCGCTTGTCTGATTTTGTCAAACAAGATGATCATATTTTAGTCTTTGGAACAGCACATAGTTCAACCTTGATTGTAAGAAATCTTTTGGAATTGAATCGCAATGTGAAAATAACCAATTTCTACGCAACAGAAAAGCCTTTCTACTTTGATGCGAATGGGGAGTATGATGGATTGAAACAAGAAGCTGCAGACATTGCGAACAATATTTTAACAGGCGTGTATCCCAATGTTTCCTTAGAATCTGTTCACGATATGTCAGCTATCATACGCGCATCCAAAAATGCGGATGCGTGTGTGTATGCGTGTGGATTTAAACCTCGCACCATCAATGAAGAGTGGAAACAGTATGATGGAAACACAGGGCGCATCCAGAATACATCCAATGCGTGGGGATTTGGGATTGCGTATCCGAATAGAGCACCCGATGGTGTTCACTGGGATGTAAGCATTCCCGCTTTTCAGGCACATATTCAAAAACAAATGCCTGAAATTCTTGGAACTCTTCAAGGGTAAGCAAAAATGCTGCCCTGTTATAGAAAGTAAGGATGAATGCTCCAGCAAAGTTCAATAGTTTGCTCCCTCTGGGTGCTCCCGCGGCAGAAGCCATCAATAATTTGAAGGCCAATGTTGCGAAACTTAACACCACTGTGAACAATATGGTTCAAAATACTCAGCGGTCAATGAATACGGCAGCGAACAGTATGGGTGTAGGTGGAGGGTGGCAGGTTGCGCTTGGTATCTTTGTAGCCCTCGTCGCACTCTTTGCTTTCCTCTTGTCTTATTATCGCACAGAGCTACGTGATGGCTACGAATATTTGGTTGTCAATGTGAAGCAGTTGTTGGGATTGTCCACTGATCCGTTACCCCCTATGGGTGGCGAACAACCCGGTCAAAATGTCTTAGACAAGGCTGTCGCTCCTCAGGATATAACTCCTGCTGAAAAGGCTGTATCAAAGCCTCTTGTTGAGAAGATTTTACCCAATGTTGGATCTCCGGAAGTCTTTAACATAAGCAAGAATACCTTTACTTACTACGACGCAGAGCCTTTGTGTAGAGCCCTTGGTGCTGAGCTTGCGACCTATGACCAAGTGAAGGAGGCTTGGGAGAAGGGAGCTGATTGGTGCAATTATGGCTGGGTCAAAGGACAGACTGCTGTGTATCCCACTCAGAAAAACACATGGGATCGTATCCAAGCGGGCCCTGAAGAACAGAGAACATCGTGTGGTGTGCCTGGGTTAAATGGTGGCTATTTTGACAATCCTGAACTCCGGTTTGGTGTCAATTGCTATGGCTCTAAACCCAATCAGTCTCAGCACGATGAGGCTGAAATGAACAAGGGTGCGCCCCTCAGCCCTGGAGCTTTGGAGGTTCAGAAGAAAGTCGCAAAATTCCGCACGGAAGCCGCGTCAATCGGAATTATGCCCTTTAATGATAATAAATGGTCTAGTTCTTAAAACCAATGTCTGTCTTGAAAATCTCGTCTCGATGTTTCCTGTAGGTAAAGATCATCTTTTCCTTTGGAACCATCCCCATCCCCCTCTAAATATTCAATGTCTTCCTCCAACTTGATTACAGCAGGTGACTGCTTGAGATCAATCCAAGACCAGATAAATTCAGAAATTTGAAATTGGAATTTGTATCCAAATTCGTCTTCTTGAAAATCCTGAATGTGGTCCCACTTTCTCCAAAAGTTCATCCAAGTGATTGTATCCAGGACAGAGCAAAAATGGAGGTAATGATCTGAAAGGTGAGGCGCCTCTTTGTTTTGCGCAACAGGACTAACCTTGATATCCTCCGATATGAAAAAAAGAATTTTTAGAATTAGTTTGATAATTTTCACATCATTCTCCCTAAATTGATACCCTCGCGCCTTTACCAAAGGAAAGAGTCCCTCGGTACAAAATTCAGCTATGGCTGCTTTGCGAGGAACGTAGGAATTTGAAACAGAAATAGGCTCATTCAGCCAGTAGATCCAGCGGCTTTCCATACTTTTCTGGTGGATTTACTACTCTACATACCCTCTCACGCATACTTTAGCCCTGTGGGGGCGGGGGAGGAGGAAGCGCAGACGGCGGCGGCCCTGATTGCTTTCGCAACTTTTTGGTGATCTCAAACCCACGCTGCTTCTTCATAAATTTCATAATGTTGGGAGTATCATCGGGCATATTGCGGCTGACGTAATACGTGTGAAGTATCTCCTCAATGCGGGCCAAAGTCAAGGGTTGATTATGGCGCTCTTGCTGAACAATTAATCGTCCACCCGCAATTTGAATCACAGCATTTTCCATATTGGCTGTCCGGAGACCATCAAGAATTTTCGTTTCAAATTCATCTCTGACTTTGCGCGCATTGATTGTTTGGCGATACAATCCAGTAGCTAGATTATCGTAATGAACCCAATTTCTTACAAGAAATCCAATTTCCTGTGTATTGACGGGGGGTGGAGCATCTCCGGTTGTAGTCGTAAGTTGGTTTGCCATGGCCCGAATCCTGTTAGGTAGCAATTGGAGAAATGGGAATAGTTGCCGCAGACCATAAGACGGGGCGATGTTGTAAGATTAAGATACCAAATGTCATCATTGCGACGATAAGCAGCAATGCGAACAATACACAGATAAGTATAATGTAAGGAAATATACGCTCCATAACGTGATTGAGTAAAGGATCAATCAAGTAAATCTGAAGTTTTTTCCGTGTATCTTCCCGATTCAAGATATGTATACTTTTTTCCATCAGCTGCTCCATAAACGATTGTTTTTCCGGCTTTGCAAAGTTCATACCCTGCTTCTAGCGCTTAAACAAACCCTTTGGAAAACCCGCAGAATCTAGAATGGAAATCGGTGTTCCGACATGGAATTCAAGCACGATGGGATATTCATTCCAAATCCTTCAATCTGACTCTGTATTGGAGGATTTGGTGTATTATGAAGCACAAGAATTAAATCTTCCGGCGACCGACTCAATCAGCAAGGCATTTGTTGAGGAGTTTTTAGAAAAAACAAAGAAATACTTTACAAATCCTTTGATTCCGGAGAAAGTCTTACGACACCTTCGGCACATTCAAAAGGCGTCTACTTTGCCCACTGTTGCTGGATGGTATTCCTTCCAATGGAAGCCATCTAGTTTCATTGTCAAATCGGGTGACTTCCAATTGGTATGGCAAGTCGTTTCATTTAAAGAAGCTACCCCTGTCATTCCAGCTGAATTTACGGCATCTACCACACCAAGAGCCCAGACTCCACAGGTTCCCGAGCAGGCTTCCGAACAAGTTCGCAGCATTCAGATTCACGATTCCCTGATTCCTGTTGGAGATTTGCCCCTTTCCGACTTGCCTCCTCTTTCCTTCACAACGGAGGAAGTGGATATGGATCGTGAATCCACCAAACGGCGCATTCGTGAGGCCCGTTTGAAGGTGGCTCTGGCCAAATTGAAGGCACAACGGTTGGAGCACAAGTATTTTGAGAGATATGGCCAGGCCGCCGAGGATTCCGAAGAATCTTCCTCCCTTTCTACGGAGTCCGAGGAGGAAGAGGGTTCTTTTGAACCACATTTGAGGCGCTAAAAATATAGGCTGATACATATACAGGAACGAACATGGCTGGAGTCTCAGTAGATACCCGCACAATTCTTTTGGTTGTTTTAGTTGTAGCTGTTCTTGTTGGCGGTGCTTATATATTGAACCCGTCATACACGAAGCGTATGTTACGTATGGAAGGTTTTGAGTCTGGCGCTTCTACGTTGAGTGCTGACGCCAACTACACTCAGCCTGTGATGGATGTATCCGGTGGTGTCCAGGAAGCTGCTGAGATGGGCAACCCCAACGTCGCCACTCCTGTCACCCAGGAGGGCTTTGAGAACCTCGGTGAGGGCCCCGCCCAGTTTGGCAATGCGGAGGCTCCTGCTGGCTGCTACCCGCGTGACCAGCTGACTCCTTCTGAGCTGCTGCCCAAGGATCCTAACTCTGTGTGGGCCCAGCAGAACCCGATGGGCACTGGTTCTTTGAAGGGCAAGAACTTCTTGTCTGCGGGTGCTCTGATTGGTGTCAACACGGTCGGCCAGTCCCTCCGCAATGCGAATTACCAGCTCCGCTCTGAACCCCCGAATCCTCAGGTCCCTGTGTCGGTCTTCAACCAGACCACCATTGAGCCTGATATCAACCGCCGCACGATGGAGATTGCGTAAATGTTCTATCATTTGTATGGTTCTAAACCATCATAATGATATTTTAAATTCCAAGACTTTCACCCACACTCTTTTCCTCATCATAGATCCATTTATAGAATCGGCGAGACAGCAAATCAAGTTTCTTTATAAAGTTAAATTGTGCGCCAAGGAATACAAGAGCGATCATAACTTCTCCACCATACTCTTCCGCTTGATAGGGTCTGTATTTAGACTTGCCTGATCCCGCGAAATCAATGACAAACAAGAAAGGCATAATTTTCACCAACTTGCGCAAATAGAACGTCAAAATAATCAACAACAAACCTTGAAGAGCTATTTCAAGAAACAAGGTGCTTGTTTTCACACTTTCGTTATAGGCAGGCATTGCATAATCCAAGCCTACACCCACTGAAAACCCAATGGCCAAGTAAGCTACTCCATATTGAATGCTTTCTAAGAGCTCCATAATACGAATTTCGTCACGCAAAAGAAATTTTTGAGTTCTTTCTCTTACGTGTTCCATTGCGTGTTCTTCAGGACCGATCGTAAACATCTTTCTAAAATGGTATTTGATAAAATAGGGTAAATGGAAAAAAATATTCAAATCAATTTGAAATGCGCTGAGAAAATTGTAAATTTATTCTTCTTTTCCATACCAAATTCAATGGAGAAAAACCAAATTCGTAGTATCACAGAAACTATACAAAAAAATGAAGCTCTTTTCCCTATCACTTGTAAATTAAACTTTGATGAGAAACGTTCTATGCTCAGGTTCACGTATATGAAATATTATAGGGAAGGTAAACCTTCTTTTAGTGAAGAGTTGAAACAAACATTTAGGGATATTTCAAAGTTTGTGTCTAAACTTCTTGTTCAAAGTCAACAACTTATAATTCTACGGGAGTGTAAAGAAGAAAATAAAGATATATTCTTTCATTTTGCTTACACATCCACATCAAGAACGTATGATGTAGTTCATCAGGACAAAGACATACTTACACTAATTATTTATGTAAATGAAATGCCAGTTTTAAGCACTGAATTCATCCTTATGAACAAACATTTGGATAGGAAGGAGAAAGAAACACTAAAGATTATACAACAAATTCAAAATGAAATAAACACAAGTGACAATGAACCCCACGCAATTTTAAGAACTCAATTGCCATCGTATTCTTCTGTTATTTTCCTAAATTCTGTTCTGTATCATTCAGGCCCTATTTCAAATAAAATCAACGAGAATAAAATAAAAGCAAACGTTTTGTATACTGGATCAATGGGCATTGAAGAACAAGAATTCTTAGTATGCAAAGGCAGGATTGATTCTAACGCAGATACTTCTGTAAATACAGAACGAAAATACATAGGATTTCTATTTACAGTTGTAAATCCAAACAAAGACAATATTTTATCTTCAATAGACTATACAGTCAATATTGTATTGGATTTACAAACAATAGATCCTTGTAACAGTATTTGTATAACAACTGACAATTTTAAAAATAGATCGGTTCTTGAAGAACAATGTTTAAAAAATGGCTACCTTGAACACGATGGAGAAAAATTTTTTTTTCAATCATAACTCTTTCAAACTACGGCTATCTAAGTAGGAATAATGCTCTCTCAAGCAAACGAAGTTTTCAAACAGCTTCAACAAAGCCTGGGTGTAGGTTCGAATCAGTATCCTCTTGTGGATGTAAAAAGCAGTGTGGATGGTCAAATCTACCGTGTGCGAGATATGAAAGACAAGCAACAGGCTGCGGATTTGCTTGCGAGAGTAAGAGGTCGTATGAAGAAACTCTCTCTTCATCTTCAATCCAAATTCCCTGACAAACCCCAGGTCAAACGTTTGCTTCAACGTTTCCAAGCGGACCCTCAGCGAATTTTAGAGTCTACTCCCGACGCAGAACACACAAGTTACAGCGTGAACAAAGGAGAAAAGGTGCATTTATGCCTACGACAGAGACAGGGAGGCGATGAAACATTGGTCAATGAAAATGTAATGATGTTCGTCGCACTTCACGAAATGGCGCATATGATTACAGATTCTATCGGTCACGAACCTGAGTTTTGGAACAACTTCGGCTGGCTGCTCAAAGAAGCAGAAGGTCTTGGTGTCTATCAATATCAGGATTTCAAAGCACACCCTGTGCGGTATTGTGGCACGAATATAACAGACCAGCCCAAATATGATCCAACAAAGGATGGATCAGATATGACCATCGGAAAACTGAGTTTGGATTAAAAATTCTATCAAGGTAGATGGCATCGGCGCTTACGTCCTATTTTAAAAAATTCTTCACACCAGAATATCTCGCATCGTTTCACGGAAACTTCCGAGAGATTCAAGTCCTTTATTTCACGGCGCCAGGACGTGATCCCCAGCGTATTACTTTAAAACCGTATCCTTTTATGACTTTGTATGATTTGAAAGTTATGATTTACCAGCAGCTGAGAAAGGAAATCAGTGCGCATCCTAGCTTTCAATTCTTAGGAATTCCCATTCCTATTTCGGAAGTGGATCCCACTGTGCTTTCCAAAAACTACATGTCCTTTGACTACAGCTGGACCAAGGCTGAAAGCACATCTCCCAAGGACGTATTCTATCTTGATGATCCATTCGCGCGTATTTCGGGACCGGCGGTCGATACTCAATTTGTTACGGAATCAGGCAAAAAGAATATTTCGTTTGCGCAACGGTCTCGTGTAACGTTGGAAGACTTTACTGTGGAGTTATTCCAAAGCAGGCCATTGATTCTTCATTTGTTTTTATACAAAGATCTCTTGCCTGGCCTGCGTGAAGAACTAAGAACGTCTGAGCGCGAATGGTTTGGGCGTATTTCTCCTTATTTCCCTGATGTGGAAATCAATCAAGCATCCACAACTCTTACTGAGAAGCAAAGAAAGCGCATCCAAATCTTTGATGCGTATGTTACCAATACCTTGGATCAAATCAATAAATTGGATCGGACTCTTACATCTGCTGCGTTGCTACCGATTGTAGTGTCAGGTGTGAAATTTTTGCGCTTGGTATGGAAGGAATCTTTAGAAGAAGAGGATACGCGATCCTTGGAAACTATGTTCTATCAAGTGGATGTAACACACGAAAGGCCCTTCTTGCGTATTCTTCCTCAGGGATCTACACCGATCACAAAGATAATGTTGAAAGGGTCTCTGAAAAATCCTGATATTTCGGATCCTCGTCTTTTACTTCAGTGGAAAGATGAACGCAATCCGAAACCTGACAAGGACTTTTTGTTTTCCAAAGTAATCATTCGTGAGAAGGAAGGGAGCCAGCCTGCCTTGTATGGAACTCTTCGTATGTTCCCTGATGGATCTGCGGATTTCTTGGTGCTGCCTCCTAAACAATTACGCTTCCTAGATCCTGCTTCAGATTTGAGTGCGTTAGGATCACTCTTGGAGAGAGGATTCAACAGCCTTCCTATAGAAACAAGTCTCCCTGATATTGGAAGTGCGGATATTATCTGTGCGATTCGTCTTCCGCTCCAGTCCAAACTTCTCACTACTGATTCGTTGAGAAAGAGACTTCTTTTGTTTTCCTCTCTCTTCCAAGAAATTCCTGCGCTGCCTGGTGACAAACCTTTGCTGATGCTTCGTTATAGAGGTGTAAGCAATTACGCTATTGAGGATAGAATCTATACATTCTTGACTTTGCTAGTATCACGAACCATTGCGCGTGGAGATGCGGCTATTCCTGAATTGGTCCTTGCTGTTCAAAAGGAATTCCAAATGACGGATGAAGACGCCCAGACCAAAGTCATTCATTGGCTGCGCAATCGTGGAAACATAGATTTAGCCATTCCTGAAACCAAGGATTTCATAATGACTTACAATCCTGGTGTAGACATTGCTCTATTTGCGCAACGCTCCTACTATACGATCCATATGTATCGTGTGGATTCTCATAGAGTTTTCAAGCGCATTATTACTGCTCTGAGTTTGCTTTTGAGCACCCAGGAAGTTGCGGTCAACGCTCCTCCTGCAGAAGTCGCAGTAGCATCCAATCTTGCGAATGCTGTTGTGGTTGCCGCACCTGGTGTAGATCCTGTTGTCCAGGAACGTTCCGCTGGAGATCTCCCAGCAGCTCCTGCGGGTGTGGAACGAGCGGAAGAAAATGCGGATGATGGCTTGGGCTCCGCAAACAACAGCGATCCTATGTATTTGGCCTTAATGATGGGTGCGCCTGGAGCAGAGGAACAAGGTGGTGATGGTGAATTCTTTAATTTGGGAGACGCTGTGGAGAATGAACGAAGAAACAATGTAGGCAATGTAGATATTGCGGGGAGAGCTGCTGAGGAAGAAAGAGCTGCGGCTGTAGCAACAGAGAGAGCCCTTGCTGCTGCGGGTGCGCCCATTGCGGCGGCGCCTCCTGTGCCACCTCCTAGACCTGCTCCTGTTGCTCCTGCAGCAGCTGCAGCAGAACCTGATGAGGAAGAGGAAGAACCTGTAGCAGGTAGAAAGAAACTTTCTTACCAAGGATGGGTGAAAGCACAACTTCAGACCGCGGATCAACGCTTGTTTATGTATAAGACAGATGTTGCTGGAAGAAAAATCAAGAAATATGTTACAATGTGCCAAGCCACAGAATCCAGACAGCCTTATGTATTAAATCAGCAACAATTTGATGTAATGCGTGAAACCTATGCGGGTGATCCTGAAGTGATCTTTGTAGTCTATCCTTTGGAGCACGGTGAGCCTTTGCCTGAGGCAGGTGATGAAGTCTATACCTTACTCAAGTATGGAACAAATCCTCTTCGTCAAAACTATTATTTGTGTTGCCAATTCTTCTGTACCAAAGACTATATAATGGTAAGAGAAAAGGACTTTTATAGCCCTGTAGATCGTCAAGGCAAGCCCAAACCTGGAGAGTCTGCTCCTAACAAAAAAGACAATGGCTCTTGTCCTTTCTGTCACGGCACAGAAATCAAAGTTCTCAAAACACCCAGACCTGGTGAAACAGTGATTCAGCGCAGATCCAAAAAGGGGGAATCGAAACGCCATTTGTATGTCAGTTTCCTCCAAGGAGAAACGCAGCATCCTGAAGAATTCTATATGCCTTGCTGTTTCACGGAAGATACTCAGCTTTACAGCTCAGACCCTCGTTTTGACAAAGTGAGATCTGAAGAAGAAGTTGAAGCAGAAGAAGAAGTGCGCACAGTCAGTGGAATTCCTGCTGTCAGCTATCAAGTGACTATGTATCGTGCTCACAAGAAATACATTGTGGGCCCTGAAAAGGAATACTTGAAAATCAGTGAAATTGATGGACCTCAGATTGGTTTATTACCGCCTGTTTTAGACAAATACTTTGGCCAGGATCCTCGTGAATTTGTATCACGTGAAGGAAACAAAATGGAGCTTTTACCGAATTCAGATTGTTTCTTGCGAATTGGAGTTGAAAACAGAACATCGTATCGCCACGATAGTTTCTTTGCGGCGTTGGCCCCTTATTTGGAATTCCGCAACAATGCGAATGCGGTCAAAGCAAGAATCAAAGAAGTCTTAACAACAAATCCTCGTATTTTCACATACTTGAATTATGGCAATTTAGTGCTGGAGTTCTATGATGCGGGTGACGATGGCCCTGCTACTCCTGAACTCCTTCGTCG